TGGTTCGGCTGGTGTTGGTGCAGCCCTAACAGGGTCTTGGATTAATGGCGTTTTGGTGGCTTGGGGAACTTTGATGCTGGGTGTTTTGGCGGCTTTAGGTTACGCTATCGCAACTACAGGCAAGGCTACTAGGGCAGATGTTGCTAAAGGGGCTGTAGATGCCATACAAAAGGCAGAGAAGCAGTCTAAAGACGATAAATAGGAAACTACCCGTATCTAATTTTTTAGGGCTTCTACGGGGCTTCTAAGGCTGTTTTGGCTAGATTATTTGTTGGCGTTTCAGTTTTTTGCGTTGTTCAGGGGTAGTTCCACCCCAAATCCCGTATTCTTCAAACATTCCTGCTTTCAAACATTTTGCGATAACAGGGCATCGGAAACAGATTTCTCTAGCAGTTTTTACAGCCATTTCACGCATCAGAACTGAACCTGAAAAGTCTTCAGGATAAAAAATGTCTGGCACTTGTTCGCATTCAACATTGCCGATATCCATTATCGCTTCGTTTAGATCAGTAACTATTCTTTCGTGCTTTACTTTGTCGGTGGTCATAACTAGAGTGTAGGGTATGACTAATCAAAAAATAGAACAAATCCTAAGAAAAGCTTTACATCTTGGAGATTTCGCAAACAACAGCCCTGAATGGCACGCCTTACGCGATCAGCCTGGCACTATTTCGGGTTCAGAGATAGGCGCAATTCTTGGCTTATCTCCTTTCACTTCTGCAATGACTTTATGGGCAGAGAAAACTAACCGCTTACCTAAAGATTTTGTTGGCAATACTGCAATGCGTTTAGGGCAACTCGTTGAACCTGCTATCCGCAGTTTGTATCAGGAACAACACCCTGAAGATGTTGTTGAAGAAGTTGGCACTTATGCTTCTGGTGATGCTTCTTGGATGCACGCTAACCCTGACGGAATTTGTTTAGATCCTGAAGGTAACGGCTACATTTTAGAAATCAAACATACTGCAACTTATTGGGATGCTGTCCCTGAACACTATAAGGCGCAAGTTTTTTGGTATATGAATGTTTTTAAATTGAAGCGTGCAGTTTTTGCTGTAGTCAATGCAGGCAGATACAAAGAATACGAAGTTTTGTGGGATGACTTTGAATGGGAAGCGATCTTGCAACAAGTAAAAAAGTTTCGTGAATGCCTGTTAAAAGATACTGCCCCAGAGTGGGATGGTTCAGAATCAACTTTTGAAACAATACGGGCTTTATCCCCTGATGTTGAATTGCGTGATGAAGAATTAGGGCAGTTAGGTATAGAACTGTTTAACGCTAACCTGCTGTTTGAAGAAGCTGAAACTAAACTGCGGGAACTAAAATCTAGAACTATTGCTGCTTTGAATGGTGCTAAGAATGGCACGATAGATGGGCAAATAGTTTGCACTTTGAATCAACGAGCAGGCGGAAGCCCGTATCTAACAATAAAGAAAGCAGGTAAGAAATGAGTGAAGTGAAGGGACAAAAAATAAAGTTAGGGGATTTAGTGCGAATCAGCATTAAAAAACCTGAACAAGTTATCCCTACAACAGTTCAAGGCGAAGTAACAGGTATTCGGTTTTGGCGTGTAGATGAAATTGCTATTGAATTTGATGGTATTTCTGGTGAATGGTTTTATTTAGATGCAACAGTAGAACTGGAGATCGTGTAATGGCTTACTTTGACTTAACGCAATATCAGACAGTCCAAGAAAGAATAGACCTATTTTGGGAAGCATACCCGAATGGTAGGTTGCATCTTGAATTGGTTAGTTTGACTGAAAATCAAGTTGTTTTTAAGGCTGAAGTGTTTTTGAATCGGGATGATGTTTTCCCTGCGGCAGTAGATTTTGCTGAAGAACGCTTAGGGTCTTCACCAGTCAATAAAACAAGTTTCGTTGAAAATTGTGCTACTTCCGCTTATGGGCGTGCCATTTCTGCGCTTGGCGGCAAGTTTAGTCCTAAAGGTAAAAGACCTTCGCAAACTGAGATGCAGAAAGTTGAACGCCTAACTGAAACACCAAACAAAAACTATTTAGCGGCTTTAGAAAACATTAGCGATCTGGAAGGCTTACGAAGCCTATACAACGAAGCGAAACAAAATAAAGCATCGGGTAGTATTCTTGAAGCAATAAAGGTAAAGGCGGATGGAATCTCTAAAGCAAATACAGGCAATAAACCTGTTGAAAGCTAGTATCACGGAACTTCAGGAACTTGCTGTTGATTCCGCTGATCCGCTTTATCGGGCTAAAATCCTGCTTGCTATAGCAGAAAAACAAGTTCGGCTTGATGCACTACAGAAAACCCCTAAAATTTAGGGGTTTTTTGCTGTAAAAAAGTTTTGTTGAAATGCTATCTTTTTCAAGATTTTTTGGTAATGTCTAAATCTGAAACAAAAACAAAGGACAAAAATTTGGCGAAACTAAAAGTTGGTAGCCTGTTTTCGGGTTATGGTGGGCTTGATTTAGCGGTTATGAAAGTTCTTGATGCTGAAGTTATTTGGCATTGCGAATGGGAAGATGCCCCGTCTAAAATCCTTGAAACACGCTTTCCAGGTGTCCCTAACTATCGGGATGTTACGAAAGTTGATTTTTCACAAATAGAAAAAGTTGATGTTCTTACAGGTGGTTTCCCTTGCCAAGATTTATCTTATGCAGGTAAAAGGGCAGGCTTACTTGAAGGGACTAGATCAGGCTTATGGTCAGAATTTGCTAGAGCTATAGAAACAATAAAACCTAGAATGGTGGTTATAGAAAATGTCCGTGGATTACTTACAGCAAAAGCCCATAACGGAATGGAATACGAACCTGAAGTATTGGCAAGTCTTGGAGATAGACCTGTTTTCTCCGCTATGCAGGCCGTTCTCGGGAATCTTGCCGATCTCGGGTATGATGCGAAATGGACAGGTCTTCGGGCTTCCGATGCAGGCGCACCGCATAACAGATTCCGAATTTTCATCGTTGCCTACCCCAACTGTTAGCGATCAATATACGGGTGATCTGAAGTCAAGTCAGCAGAAGGAAGGTTCTTTACATTCTGTTACTTTGGCGCAGATAGTTCATAGACCCGATTTGTTGCCTACGCCTGCTGTAGGTCATATTCGTAACAATGATGAACCGATAGAAGATTATTTAGGGCGCAGAGCTAAAGCAGAATCTGGCGAATACAAAGGTATGCCTGGCGTTAGTCTTGGGGTTGCTGTTCGGATGCAACTGTTCCCTACGCCTATTGTTCGGGATTACAAAGACGGGCAAGCCCCTGCGGTGCGTGATGGGGTTGTGCAAACAGATACTGTTGGCAGGGCTGTGATGAACTCTGGTGAAATAAATGAAATAAGTTGGGGTAAGTTTGAGCCTGCTATTAGGCGTTGGGAAGAAACTTTCGGTAGGGAAGCCCCTGCACCTACTAAACCTGATGGAAAAGAAGGCGCACATAGGCTTTCAGCCGATTTTGTGGAATGGATGATGGGGTTGCCTGAAGGTTGGGTTTGTAGCCCAGAACTCGGTTTGAAACGCAACGATCAGTTAAAAGCTTTAGGTAATGGGGTTGTCCCACAACAAGCCGAATTAGCCCTAAGATTACTTATTACAGAAGACATAAAAGCAATACTAGAAACATAGGACATAATGCGGAAACGATATAAATACGAAGATTACGAAGTTATTTGGCAATACAGTCAAGCATCGGGGAATGATTTACTGTTGCTTCTTGCTTTAGTCAAGTTCAGGCAGGCTAAAGGAATGTATGCTACTAAAGAAACGCTTGCTGTTGTTATGCGATGCAATGTAGATACTGTTGATCGTAGCCTGAAACGCTTGAAAGCGTTAAATGAGTTGGCTTGGGATAAGGGCAGTAATTATGGGAAGAAAGCTAACCGCTATTTTATTTTGCTACCTGGTTTAGATTTTGACCCAAATAATACCCCCGCAATTTCAACCGCAGTTTCAACCGCAGATTCAAGTTCTATACCCCCGCAAACTCACCCTTTATACCCCCGCAAATTCACCCCCCTAAACAGTAAAGAAACAGAATTAAAACTTAAGGAAGAAATAACTGTTTTTGATGCTTCTATGTTGGGTGTTTTGCATAAAGTTTCTATTGAGATTTCTGGGTTATCGCCTTTACAGGTTTTGGATTTGCTGAATACTTTTGCTTCTAGTCATTCTTGTAGATCTGCTTATACCGAGAAGGTTAGGCTTGAACGCTGGTGGCTGTATTTGGATAAGTTTGCTGCTTCGCAGACTAATAGGGAAATAGATAACTGATGTTTGAACCTGATTTTGAAGAGCTTGTTGTTGCTAGTTTGTTGGCTAATCAGGGTTTGGGGATGAATGAACTTGTTTTGTCTGCCGATGATTTTGATTCGCCCTGGTTTAGGGATGCTTTTAGGGTGATGTTGAAGCTTTGGCAGGATAAACATTTTTTTGATGTTTTTACTGTTACTGCTGAACTTGGTGATCCGAGTGTTCGGCAAAGGGTTTTTGAAAGCCTAAATTTTAGTTTTTATCCTGCTAACTTGCATTTTTATGCTTCTAAGGTGCTTGAGAAGAGTGTTGAAAGACAGTTAAATTTGTTGGCTTTTGAGTTGCAGGCTGGTGGGGATGTTCAACAGAAGATAGATGATGTCCGTAAAAAGTTGGATCAGTTGCGGCTTGTTGAGAGTCAGGATTTACCTGATTTGGCTTGGGATTTACAGCAGATGCTAAATCAGATTTTGAATCCTGCTAAGACTTTGGAAACTTGTTTTAAAGGTTTGAACAGGTTTATTGTTGGGTTGAAGCAGTCTGGTTTGTATGTTATTGGTGCTAGACCTGGTGTGGGTAAGACTGTTGTTGGGATGCAGTTGGCGTGGGAGATGTCTAGGCAAGAAGATGTTTTGTTCTTTAGCTTGGAGATGGATAAGGCTAGTTTGTTGAATCGTGTTGTTGCAGGTGAGTTGGGGATTCCGTTGGAGAGTATTGAACGGGGTAATTTGTTGCCTGAATGGAAGAATAAGATTTTGGGGTTGATTCAGAGTGTTGATAATCGCCTTATTGTTTCGGATCGTGGCGGGCAGACTATTAGTCAGATTCGTGGTTATTTGAATAGTGTTTTGCAGCGTAAGCCCGTGAAGGCGGTGTTTGTTGATTATTTGCAGTTAATTCAGGCTGCTAACCCTAAAGCCCCTAAATATGAACAGATTAGTCAGATTTCTATGGATTTAAAGAATTTGGCTAAGGAGTTTGGTATTCCTGTTGTTGCTTTAGCGCAGTTGAATCGTAGGGTTGATCAGGGTAAGCCTGATGATAGACCTAATGCTTCGGATTTGCGTGATTCTGGGCAGATAGAGCAGGATGCGGATGTGATTATTATGTTGTCTAGGAAGCAGTCGCAGGATGATGTTGCTGAAGATTTGAAGATAGCTTCTGGGCAAAGTCAAAAGGTTTTTGCTTTTGGGCAGAAGTCTTTGATAACTTTAGATATTGTGAAGAATAGGCACGGGGCTACGGGTTGGTTTGAAGCAAGGTTTGATGGCGAGTTTGCTAGGGTTCGGGAATTTGAAGGATAATCAGGTTCAATGCCGCAGATGCGGTTTTGTTTGGAGTGTGAATGCGGAGAAGCGGGGTAGGAAGGATTTGTTGTGTATTAGTTGTAGGGTGAAGCCTGCTACTACTATTCAATACGGGAAGTTGCGTTGCACGCCTTTTCAGGGTAGGTTAGATGAAGAGTTGAACCCTGTAGATGATGATGGGGTAAAAATTTTTCTTGGTGATCGTATTTGTGGTCATCGGGACTGTATTAATCCGACACATATTGTTGGGTGAATACAAAAATAAATAAATAAAATAAATAAACAAAATAATGAAAGTAGAAAATAAGAATGGCTGTTGTAAAAGTTTCAGGTAAAGTAACGAAAGTGTTTGGGGCTTCTAATCAGGGTTTATCTTTGGTTGAATCCTATAAGTCTGCTACAGGTGAAGACTATACAAGGACTTGGACTGTTTGGTTTGCTGTTTCACCTAATCTTGCTGTTGATCAGGATGTTACTGTTTTTGGTTTGTTGTCCGCAAAAATTGAAGACTTTGAAGATAAGACTGGTAAGCCTGGTAGGAAAGTGAAGCTAGATATTAATAATGCACAGGTTGATAAGCCTGTTGTTCAGGAATCTGCTGCACCTTTCTAAATGCAATGGGTGTTCGGGTATTTTTTGGGTTTGCTTCTTGTATGTAATTCCCTAACACTAAGTCAGCCCCTAGCAGCAATAAATTTGCTGTTGGGGGTTTTCTTTTGGTTTAGCATTATGCTGAATTATTATGGCAAGAAATAGTTTTAGTTTTACTGTTTTTGGTGTTGATCCTGCCCCGCAGGGATCTAAAAAGTATGTTGGGCAAAGGCAAACTAAATCTGGGGCTAGTATTCCGTTGATAGTTGAATCTTCCCCGAAGCTTCCTGCGTGGCGTAAAGCGGTTGCGGATGCGGTTTCTGATTCGGTTGAGATGTCTGGCGATTTTTCTAGGTTTGCTGGTGCTGTTCGGGTTGATGCGGTTTTTTATTTGAAACGCCCTAAAACTGTTGTTCGCCTTTACCCTACAAAACCCCCCGATGTAGATAAATTGTGTCGCAGTCTTTTGGATGGTATTGGTCAGGCTAATAAGGCTGGGAAGGGAATTTGGTTGGATGATTCGCAGGTTGTTGAAATACGGGCTTCTAAACGCTATGCGGAAGGGCTACCTGGTGTTGCGGTTACGATCACACCCTTAATTTAGCGTGTTTTAGATAACGGAAGCCTTGAAGCCCTTTATTTACGCGCTTTTTATGTAACAAAACTGTTATCAAAATACCCTTGTAAATGCTTCCCTAAACTGCCTATTTTTGGTAGATTTGCTTTATCAGGAAAACCTGATGAAACGACAAAACGAAGGACAAAAAATGAAAAAATATATTCCCGCAACAGAAGTAGCAAAACTAATTCGTAAAGACCTAAAAGCTAACTTTCCTGAAATCAAATTTTCGGT